GTTACAAGTGACTCCAGATTCCTTACAATCAATTTAAGTCGTTCTTTGTCCATGATTATTCATAATCTACAACTATTTTACTACAAAAAAAGGAGGGTGTAAACCCTCCTTGAGTTTTATTTAATTGATGCCAATTGAGCCTCTTTGCGACGTTGTTCTTTCTCAATTTGTTCTTTAATGAGTTGAAGAACATTGAGTTTACGATCTTCAACATTATACTTAACACCACGATAGGTTGCTGTTGTCATTAGGTTTGCTCCTTTACTTGTTTAGGGTGAGGTGGCGTTCCTTCAGTCAACTTTTGCGTCTATTTTACACTCTTTAGGAGCAATTTGTTTTAGTTCCCAAATCAATTCATTCTTTGCTTGTTTAGGAATGTCCTGTTTATAGACTCTTCCAGCAATTAATTGTGCTTGCAAACATGTAAGAATAAGTGTTTCCATAGATGAACGATCCGTTCCGAGTCGCTTACTTCCGTCCCATAGGGATGAACGATGAGAGTATCATACTCTCTGTGAAGTTATATAGTCAAGTATTTTTGTAACTTTTGTTACAATTTCAATCAACTTTTGACCGTATTGAGTACATCAATAGTTGGAAACCATCCGATACTCTTCATAATAGAAATATCTACAACATTATCTTCTCTTTCTCCTGGAGTATCTTCCAGTACCGGAAGATGTCCTTGACCAAATACTTTTGCAAGATCTTTTACTGCAACAGAGTTTCCGGTTCCAATTGTAACTGGACCTGACAAATTACTACTTGCAAGATAACGAATCGCACGACAAACATCTTTTACATGAATCCAATCACGTTTGTGATTAGTTACATATTTTGCCTTTCCACTCTTAAGTAGTTCATACATCATATTACCACGGCCGCCAGGACCATAAACAGTTGTAAATCTCATGCCAACTGAATTAGGTGGAGCCATTTGTTCATTAATCCACTTAGACATCGCATATGGATTTGTCCAATAATCTTCTTCTACTGCGCTGGAAGAAGCGTAAAGAAGTCTTGTATTTGTTTTTCTACACCATTCAAATAAAGGTTTTGCAAATGCAACATTATTTTCATAGTATTTTTGAGGATTTTCTTGACTTTCACGAATATCTGCATAAGCAGCTAAATGTATTACAAGGTCGTATTCTCCTCCACTAAAATCTCTAACATCATCTGGACGATCTAATCCGGTCACCCATTGATTATGAGTTTCTCTCCAATCATCAAAAACATGTTTACCGATAAATCCTTTATGTCCAGTAATTAAAACTTTCATAAAATATCATCTTTCAATATAACTTAGAGTATGATTTGTTGCGTATAGTTGTTTAATGATCATATCGCAACCAATTTTTGGATCGCAATCTCCGCAAGTATAAACATCACAAGCAGCTTTACCATCTTCTGGCCATGTATGTATACTTATGTGACTTTCAGATAACAAACATAAAACGGTAACTCCTTGTGGATCAAACTTTTTAAAAATAGTTTGACATACTGTTGCACCACTCGCAGATGCTGCTTGTTCTAATAGTTCCATAAGATAATGCTCATCGTTTAGTAAAACGAATGAGCATCCAAAGAGATTTAGAAGATAGTGTTTGCCCATCTAAGTAGGATTATCCTCCTGGTCCTTAAGTAAACGACTTACGATTTGTTCTCTTCCGTCCATCATGGCTACTGTGTAAATAGAAGATCTCATGTATCTTTTGATTTTTTTATACTGTTTTTTAACTTCTTTAAGAGCATCAAGATTCATCTCAATGTTCATATCACCCGAGATTACTTTTTTTTCTTCTTCTCGGGGGGTTGATAATTCCACATCTTTGGATTGATCGTTCCGTCTGTCCATTTAATACCTCTCACATCTCTATATTTGTCCCAGTAATAATTAAAAATATCATATTGCGATCCAGCCTGGACCACATCATACTGCAATTCATCATCTACTCCATAAGATACCAAGTAAGAGTTTCTTGGTAAATCTTTATTTTTGGCAGCAGATGGGTCACAATCTGCATGAATAATGTTCACAGACATATCAAGAACGATTCCCCCATAAGATGTCGGGATACGCCTCAGAAACAAGTTCTTTGGTGATATTATATTTAGTTTGCAACTTTTTGTCCTTTACAAGACATAACACTTCAGCCTCACCGGGATGAAATGACTCAAGCATATTAATGAACATCGTTTCCTTACGTAGTTTGTTCATCGCATCATTACCACCTTTCACAAAGTTATAGAACTTACTCCATTCTTTACGAATGTTTGAAGATGGTGATTTCTCAGCGTTTTCATTTTCTTGAATTGGAACTTCACCTTCAGGAAGAACTGATACAATAGAATCATCAAAGTTCCAGATCAATAGAGACTTAAGGAAATTCTCATTGTATTGTTGAAGAATGTCAATTTTTCGATCCTTAGTTCTTTCTGCAACCACTGCTGCAAAAATCTCATGAACATAAGAAGTTGAAGTCAATTGAATTTTTTCTGCAACTGGTTTTGTCGTGTTGGGAGTTGTAGTCTTTTTTGCAACGGGTTTCCTAGTAGTCGTTGATGTAGGTCTTCTACTAGTCGTCGTCTTCTTCGTAGTCGTCATAGCTATTTTCAAATCGTACTGCAATTACTTCGTCAGGGATAAGATTCCCGTGATCATCAAACATTTCTGGGTGAGCGAATACTTGTTGTGGGGTGGAGAAAACCACATGTTCTTTCCATAACCATCCAACTATACCACCAATCATTAAGAACATGAAAGATACCATACAAAAGATGGCAACTACTGGTGCTGTCATGGCTCTGCCTCCGAGAGATTTACTTCCTTTTTATGTTAAATGAAAATTCAAAACAGATGTTTATCTCTCGTTTGAGGAGAGTAACCATCTTACCAAAACTAAATTGAAACGTTTTTGGTTCTTCAGGTTTACTCCTCCTTTTTCTTAACAATAATTCCACACCTCTATTTATGTAGAGCTCACGAGGTTTACTCATAGATCAAATAATAGATAGTGATCGTAAGTAATCTATAGTTTCTGTACATCCCCCGAGATGTTTATCATCCATTATAATTTGGGGAAATGTCGATCCTTGACCAAATTCAGAATAAAATTGATCTTTGGTGAAGTCTTCATCTAAGGTATAGACTACATATTCTTTACCACACAACTCTAAAACCTTTTTAATTTTGAAACAAAACGGACATTCATGTTTAGAATAAACTGTGAACTTCATAGTGTCATGGTTATATTTTGTAATATTTAGAGTTCTATTTCATACTCGTTTGTATAATCATACACCCTATCCGCCATTAAGTCAATCTGTAATTGAAGTCCCTTACAATCTTCTTCAAGAACTTCAACTCTCCTCAAGAGAAGTTCTACTTTTTCTTCAAGAGTCATGACTCCTCCATTGGGTGACCTTTTCGCCATTTTGTGGTGTCAGGGGGATCACACTTTACAGCCCAAGAACGAACAAGAAGCTCCGTGAACAATTCCATTTTTTCCGGATGTACTGATGCTGGATTTTCATTGATAGCCTCTTTGAGGGCAACCAACTCATTCCATTCTGCATCAGTGAGTTCTTCGCCCTTGGTTTGGGAATAGGTCATTAGGTCTCCTGTTGATTGTGTGTAAATTCTAACACAATCCTATATGACTATCTATAAACTTAATATTCTCTTTGGGATTGCGTTACATAATTGTAACAATTAAAGATTTCCCTTTTCTAGTTCTTTTTGGAGAAAATCTTCATATTCTTTTTCAAAATATCGAAGGTGTTGTTGCATCATTATCATACCAGTGACATTACCAGTATATAAAGTGGAATTATAGTGGCATGCCGTCCAAGTTAAAGCTAGATAATGATACAAATCTGGATAATTTTCTTTATGTAGAGAAACTAGATCAAAAAGATCTTTAAGCATTTCTCTTGACATCATTCTTGGAGTTTTTTTAGGTATCGTATCTTCCATTTTCTTTAGTTCTACACCTGAATCTGGGATGAATCATTGGTTCAAATCGATGATTTGTCACTCTAGCCCATTGATGTCCAAAAATTCTATGTTTAGACATACCACCAACAGATGTCCATATTTTACCACGTTTTTCAGATCCTACAACAACTTTAGTTATATCTTTGTTATTATAGTATACATCCCCAAATTCTGGATCACAAGGAAAACAAGAAACGATTTCTCCTTCACGAAATAAATTACTTGTTTGAACATGTTTCATGAATATATGATAATATTTCATGAAAAAGTAAGTTGGCCTAGTCGTTGGGAGCAACAACCAATCCATAGTATAAATTACATCACTATCTAAAACTAGTTCTCTAAACCATTTTAGTTCTTGACGTATGTAATCCAAATCAATATGATATTCTGGTAAAGGGGAAAGAGTAAAAAATAATGTATGAATCTCATCTAAAGCAAATTCATATGAAGTTCTACGTATTACTCTGAAAATAGTATTGTCAAATTTATAATCGGTCCATCTACGAGAATAATTTAATTCATTTTCGTCAAAGTATTCTTGGACTAGATCTTCAATTTGTTTTCCAGAAATTTCGTAGTACTCTCGATATTTTCTGTTTTTAAACCTACGATACCAACTCATTCTTTGTTTTCCAAAAATTTATCAAGAGAATCAAGGTCATCCTGAAGTTCTTTCTCTTTCTTCTGATCGTGATAATAAGACCAGAGAGCATTATGCACATCCATCAGATTATCAATCCAGAAACCTGCAGGATAGATTCCTAGTGTATCTTGAAGACCACGATGACTAGTTCCCTCACTTTCTGCCTTACACATAATGTAACAAATTGCCTGAACCATATCAAGTTTGTCTGATTCAGAAAGCATAAAATA